CGGCCCTGCTCAGTTCCTAAACGTTTGTATCCGAACAAGGCTTCTCTAGCTGTGTCCATTACCTCTGATATCTCTATGAGATTTTTGGTGTAGGCTTGGACAGCTTCAGTATTGGTACGGTCAGCAGCAAGTGCAGCTTTAGCAGCTTCAAAGGATTGAGCCTTCTTGCCGATTTGGTCCATGATATCGGTAATCACAAACTGGTAGGCTTTTACCCGGGCATCCATTCCCTTTGTAGTACGGACATCTTTAGAAAGCATCTCAAGAGTGCCACGACCACCAACCTTATTGATTAGGTCAATGGCTTCTTTACCCAAGGTATCCAAGTCACGCACGTCCCCGGGAGCACGATTGAGCGCATCTTCGATGGTCTTAACAGTAGCGACCACGGCACGATTAAAGGAGTCAGGAGACGCATGGTCCCCTATATTGATAAGAGGCCTATCTCCGGGTTTACCAAGGAGCGCCTTACGCATAGCCTCGATATCCTTAGGGGTAGACTTTAGGACTTTAAGGAAGGTGTTAACACGGGCCAGAGTATCAGGGTTTACCTCTACCTTTGGGGCTATATCTGCAAAGCGCTTCCCGCCTCCAGCTAGCATCCCGGAAGACTTAAACTCCCCGGTAGACTCCATGACATCTTTTAGCCCTTTTAGGACAGCAGCGTCGCTTTGGAGCCCAAACGCACCCCTGATCTTTTGGTAGAATTCTTTCATCCATTGAGCAGCTTTGGCCACCCAAGTGTCGGCTCCGTACCTACCAGCAATGATGCTACTGGCGTTTACAGCCCAAAACTCACTAGGATTAACAAGCTGATAATCTTCACGCTTTAAGGTGCCATCAGCAAAAGCCATCATGATCTTATCGCTAGGGGCACGTTCCCCAAGCAACGACGAAAACATATCGTTTAGCAACTCAAGTCTTTTAGTGTCGTTTGCAGCCGTAGCGTCCTTAATCGCAGCGCTATAAGCCCGGCTCCATTCCTTCTTAATGCCTTCCTGAATTTCCTTAGGCATCATTCGTTCAGAGTGATGAAGAATTTCGTGGACAGCAGTAGAGTCGTTTCCAGCACTCTTAACTAAAGTCATAACCCGGTTAATAGGGTTATAAAATCCACCAATCATCTCGGCTTCTTTTGGAGAACGAATGGAGATTCCAAGACCTTCTGCAAGGTCAGGATTCTCACGAAGCAGGAACCTAGCCATTTCAACTTGAGTATCAGAAAGGTCCATCCGACGCTTAGCTTCAAGAAGCTTCTGCTCGACATAATCTGCGCCACGCACACGACCCTTAGCAGTCTCTGCGTACTGCTTAGCAAACCGTTGCTCGTCAATCCTTGTTACAAGTTCGCCAACCTTAGTAGCAACGTCAGCTTCACCAAGGGTACCAGCTTGGAACTCTTTAACGATTGCACGTAACTCCCTAGTAGGGGAGAACGTTTTAGTTTCAGTAAAGACAGGATTAGCAGACCGTGTAATCAGTTCTTGAGCTAAGCCGGGTTTAGCCTGAATAACTTCAGGACGGATAGGCATAGGGGAACTTTCAGCAGCTGCCTTAACGCCCATAGATGCAACGCCCCTTGCTGTATTACCAGTAGGACGGGGAGTTCCAGCTAGTTCAGCTGTCTGACGAACGACACGTTCTAACATTGTTTTATCAATGTCCATCCCAAGGATATCAGCAATAGCACCGACTAAAGTGGAAAAAGCATTCCCACCTTTTTCCATTTTAATGGATGCTAACTGTGTTTGGAACCCGGGAGACGAGAGGGCCTGAGCAGTAAATTCGTGAAGGTCCCCAAACCCATAAGCAACTCCTTTTCTTGTTCCTACGTCAGCATGTTTTCCAGCTGTCCCGCCTTTAGAAAATAAAGTATTATCTAATCCTAGAGTTTTTGCTGATTCAAGATAACTTCCTATTAAATCTTTTAGTGGCTGAACTGTTTTTGTGTCTCTTTGTGCTCGTTCAAGAGCAATTTTAAAAGCACTTCCAGATTTATCCCTATATCCAGTATACCCCTTAAGCCCATTATCAATCTGGTTGCTTGTTAAAGCATGAATAACTTCATGAATAGGGGTCGCAAATTGAGCCCCTTCATTCCATTTAGCACTTAGCAAAATTTTATTATTTACAGAATCATAATAAGCTCTTTGCTTTTTAGAACCCCAAACAACTTTTACATTTTTAACGTCTTCAGATGCGAGTTTAAGCACTTCTTCTGTAACAGTACGCAACCCACCAAGCATTTGATTTAATTGATCTTTAGACAATCTTCCAAGTTCTGTGAAGTTGTACATTCTGTTGGCTTCAAGAGCTCTGCTTGCTCCAGTTTCAAGACCTGATTGAGCAATCTCTCCAGCTTTAGATGCGTACGTAGCAACGTATGGGCTTTTTTCATTAGCAGCTACATCTGCTTCCCATTTTTTAGTAGTGTTAGATACAACTTCATCCCATCCGTCCAGCATGGATTGGAGTAGGCCACCAACTGTAGCTTTGCTTTCTTTCCCCTTAGTTTTTTTCCCATCAAATCCCGTTACACGTCCTTTACGTTCTGTAGCAGTAGCTAGATAGTTAATGGTATTAGATGGCATGCTTAGCTTATAAGCATTAACTCCAAGTGGAATTTCTTCTCTAGGCTTATCAGCAGCACCAGCCATAGCCCTGCCTTCATCAGTTAACGGCTTACCAGTATTAAAATCCCAGTTAACAGTCTGCCCTTCAGAGAAAGGCTGAATAGCCCCGGAAGATTCTGTCTGAACTGCCTCAGCTTCTGCTTGTTGCAGTTTAGGCTGAATCTCTTGTCCTGCCTCTTCTAATGCTTTTTCTGCCCCAGCTTGGTCGCTTTTAGCAAGAAATCCCTTAGCTTTCTTTAAACCACGAACACCAGCAATAACGCCTTCAATAGCTGAACCGACCATTGCACCTTCAAGAACGTTTTTAATGCGCCCCTCAAGAAGCGAGTCATCTCCTTCAGCTTCTAGAAAATCAGAAACAGGATTTTGAAGGGCTGGGAACTGCTGAATCAAATTAGAAAGACGTTCTTCATGCGAATCAAATACAGTAAAGTCAGCTACGGCTCCAGCTACAAGACCCCGGGCCATCTCTGACCTCTGAATCCACCGACCAACTGAGCCAAGTTTAGCAAGTTTTCCTATTTTGCTGGCTTTACCCAGCCAACCAAACACAGGAATAAACCCGGTCATAAACTCTGAGGCGCCTTCAACAAGACCACCAACGGCAGTCTTAGAGTGTCCTACTTGGTCCATTATCAAGTTATCAGGTAGCATTCCAAGAGTTGCTAGTTCTCCGACACTTTCAACAGCCCCGGCAAGTCCTCTAAATGGAGCTAGGGCAATATCCATAGCATAGTCCCCAGCAGTAAAATCTTGTTGGGGTGCTGGCTCTTGTAGGTTACCTCCCACATCAATAGGGGGGTTGGCAGGAGCAGAAAACTCAGGGATATCGTTCATCCCGGTAGAAACGTTAGTAGGCTGAATAAGGGGAGCTTCAGGAGCCTTAGCAATCTTAACTGGAGTAATTCCCTGCTCAGCTAGTGAATTGTCTACGTCATCTACTGAGTTAAAACTATATTCTAGCATATTACTCCCTTGACAACGACAACATCCTCTGAGCCTCTAGGAACTGGTTGGCGTCTGTGATTTTTAGTTTGGTAAACATCTGCTGTAAATGTGAGCCTTCTGTCTTACCTTCCCGGATAGCTTTGTCGAGCTCTGCTTTAGAAGAAAACATCCGGGTAGTAAGGGGGTTTAAATCTTGAGGAACCATCTGTCCTTCATCCGTACTACCGTTTACAATCTCTGCTAAAGTGTATCCTTGGATAGCCTTTAGCTCATAATACTTGGCCCTACGGATTTCTTTTTCCTGAGGGGACACAAGGACTTCCCTTTGAAAGGATGGAGTGCTGACCATGTTAGCTGCCCTAGGGTCGCCCATAGGAACTTCATCAATTACGGCACCCTGTCCGGGAACCTCGTTTGTTGCCACTTGTTCAGTTACAACTTTAAATGGTTTGTCTAGTTGATTCGAAGCTTCGTTAAGCATCTCCCGCAATTTCATGTCATTGCGTTCCCTTTGAGCCCTAATTTCCTGTTGTTCACTAGCTGTCAAAGCAACTCTTGATTTAGAGGCGTTAAATACAATTCCGTCTACTTTGCTGATATTTTTCTTAAGACGGTCCACACTATTGAAATTAAACATGCTAGGACCCTCCCAAGCCTTAGGGTCTGCAAGCTGTGCTTTCTTGGTTTCTAGCTCGGCTTTACGTTGAGCCCCAAGTTCAAATGCTTTCTGCAACTTATCAGTACGCTCCCGGATGCGCTTATTGGCAATGTCAAAAGCCTGTTTAGCTGCCGGGGCGATTAGTTGTTCCATAGGCTGATTAGGAGATACTTTACGGGCGTCATCCATAGCCTGTTTAAAGATTGAATTGAATTCAACATCAACCGATGACACAGCTTCGTCTCGGACGGATTGATCAGCAGTCCTAAAGTCGGCAGCAAGAATGCTTTTTAAAGTACCACGTTGATTGTTCACGGACTCAGACTGCATTGCTCCCTTGTATCCTTCAAGATTCTGAAGAGCAGCCAATGCTTCTGCCTGTTTATCTCCAAGCAGGGCGCCTTCTACTCCTTGGCTATAAAGTTCTCTGGCAGCTGAAAAGTCACCTTGAGCAACCGCAACCTGAAACCGTTCGTAGAATTTAGCGTCAGCCCGGAAGTTAGCCTGATTGGCTTGGTTCACTCTTTCTGTGATATGACTTCTCAATCTACCGAAAAGGTGCTCGTATCCTGCCATAGGAACTTCTTGAAGTTTGCCAGTAGCTGAATCAGGAATGACTATTTTTCCGCTAATAAGTTGATTATAAACAATGTCAACAGCATCCGGGTCGCTTAGATTAGGCGTACCGTTGATAATGTTCTCAATCTGATCTTCTGCCCCTTGGAGTACTGTGGAACGTTCTTGAAAGTTTCTGTTGCTAAAAGTCCTTTGGATGCTAAGTACCCGGTCTTCAAGAGAGTTAAAGGCATCCAAGGCATCTCCTTCGCCAATCATCGCACCCGTAGGAAGCCTAGTGTTCTTTACCGTGTGTAGAAAGGCCAAGGCTTTATCAGGGTTAACAGAAGCCATTTCATTGATTACCGGGCCGAGGGCTCCCTTTACAAATTTACCAGAAGGGTCCTGTACTCCAGATTTATAAGCGTTGTCAATATAGGCCACAATCTGATTTGATAACTCAGAAGCCTTGTCGCTTCCTTCAGCAAAGTTATCGTTTTGAAAAGTCTTAAGTAGGCGTTGTCCACCCATGCCGTATTCATTCTCAGTATCGTTCTGACGATTACGGATTCTTTGGGAAAGGGCAGTAGTGGAGAAAGCCTTCTCAACCTCTGCCATCGATTTATTTGTGGCAGCTTTGGCGAACACAGAGTCCAAGGTAAAGTCTTTAAGAAACTCACCACGGGACTCTTGGAATAAAGTAGCAACCGGGTTGTTGTTCTTTGGGTCGGAAGCTTTGTTAAGATACTTTTCGCTATACAAGAGCCCACGATATTTATCGGCTACCGCATTTTCAGCAGCAGTCTGCATGTAGAAACGCCAGTACTGAGGGTTAGCCCCTTCTTTGACAAGGCCTTGTTTAATTGCCTCGTTCATGCCCATGCGTAGGACACGCTCAGCTTTAGCCGGGTCAGCCCCTGCGTCAGTTACAGCTGCTTCTTGAGCAGCCCTAGCAGATTCCCTAACGTATGTAGTTCCGTAAGACTTCAGCTGAGTGTTCATTTCGCTGAGCGCTTCCGACACTTGCATTAACTCATTCGTATTTGCTGGCTGAGAAGCCCCAATCGAAGGAGGAGCCATAAGTTGCGAAGGGGCAACCGTAGGCGTAGGAGAGATGGAAGGCGCATAGCCAAGCCCACGTTGCTCCTGTCTAGGAGTGATTTTCTCGACAGCCATTTTACTAGAGACTGCTCAAGTCCACGCTCGACCCTTGGCCCGGTAGGTTCTGGTAGTACTTCATTCTCTGGTACGCATCAGCAGCCCCAAGAGTCTGAGTGCCAAGACCAATAGCAAAAGCCGACCAGCTAGGTTTAGCAATCGGACGATTGATCTGAGCTAGGTTCATTTGTGAGCCCATTCTGGAGTAATCTAAATTCATTTCAAGAGCCTTATTCATGTTAGCCGTAGTCTGACCATAGTACTGATCACGTAGCTGGCCCTGCCGTGTGCTTGCCTCAAAGTAACCAAGTTCCTGACGAGTGATGTCACCAAGTAGGGCATCGACAGAAAGACCACTAATTCCAGCTTCACCAGCTGCAACAGTCGCCCGGGAAGAAGCAGCCCTAGCTTCCATAGCTACTTTATTAAGTTCTCTGGCAGCTTGTTCATTTTGCTGGCTCATCTGACCAGCTAATGCAAGTTGCTCTTGCTGATTTTTTAAAACAAGTTGTTCTTGTTCTTGTTGCTGTCTTCGTATTTCAAGATTAGCTAACTGATTCTGGTAGTTTGCTTGTGCGTTAGCAGCTTGGTTCTGTCCGATAAAGCTTGTAGCTTGGGAAGCAAGGCCAACGGCTAAACTTGCTAATGCGAATACGGCTGGGGCACACATGGGTATATTACAGTTTTACGCTTAGAAATTCTATATAGGGTTCTTTTAGTAAGCCGTAATCCTTATACTCTCTTATGAATCGAAAGCCAAGCCATTTAAGCCAATCGATATGCAACGTATTCCAAAGACAGGCTACGTTGAAAAGTATGGGATAAAGCTGATGAAAAGCTTCTATCCATTTAGGGGATTGGCGCAAGAAAGGAATTTTAATTTTTAGCATCTCATTGCTACCCAATAACCATATAACGCCAACCGTTGGGCTATAATGGTTTACGCCAAAGACTGCAACGGGTTCCCCTTCTATAGTTATAGTATATGTATAAGGGGACTCTACTATCCCTTTAGTAATAGCTACATCTAAGGGCTCAGTTGTGATAGCCCTAATCTCCCGGATGTCTTCCGGGCGTAGCTTTGGAGCGAGTATTTTACCGTCTTTTGGTACTGCTTTGCGAATCCCGGCCCCTAATTCAAAGGACCAGATTTCGTCAGCCAAGCCTTTGAGAACGGGTAACGTACTGTGCTTCGATGTCCATCGACAAGAGGGCACATGGGTGGGGAGTGTCATTGGTAAGTTGTATAATTACTCTATCGTTTTTAGAAAGTATAGGGAATTTGAAAACTCCATCTAGGATGTTGTTTTGGCCTATGGTTGCTGTAGGAGTACCAACAATTTGACTATTGAACACATACTCATACGTGTCCGGGTTACTTTCATTTTCGTGAATAACCTTTATGGTGAAAGAACGACTATTGTTGTATTGCAAGGATGCCCTTTTTAAATACAGTTTCCCGCTAGAAACCACAGCAGTCCCGCCTTTTTGAGTACTGGCCCTTAATACAACTCGTCCCATAGTGTGGGTCATAGGGTACCGTTCCCCAATCCAAATCGGGATAGCTGTGTAGTCTCCAGTAACCACAACCGTATTTGTGGAAACAGAGTCCACATCCACAATTGCACCTCCTATAAAGTTTCCTACTGCCCTAGTTACAACGGCAGCGTTTGTTGAAGAAATTAGATAAGGAAGCGTAATTGTTGTCTTGCCAGTTCCAGAATTGAAAACCCTAGAAACTCCAGCAGTAGCGTCAGAAACCTTTCGATCTAGCAGCACAGAATAAGGAGAATTAGCGTCGTTCTTGTAGGCCTGTAGCTCAATCTTCTCTAGGAACAACCCCTCTGTCCCACGTTGGATAGTTAGGTATAAAGTGTTGTTTATAAAGTCTATGTTCTTAATAGAGCAGTTAGAAGCTAGCTCCATGCGACACCAAGCAGACTGTAGCTTCTCGTTGCCGTTAAACAGATACTTGTAAAGGTAGAACCCATTAGGTAGCCCTGAGGAAAGGATAGCTAGAACTTGCTCGTTATCTGACCCGGCCAACTTAGAGACTGTCCCTGCAATAAACGACGGGATGCTGGCAGAGATGTCAGTACCATCCAAAAGAGTTGTGTCAGGGCTGATAAAGTATTCTTGAATGCCTGAGTAGTTATTCTTTGTGAAGGCAAAGTAAACGTTCTTTCCTACAGACACAGGCACCGAAGAAGGAGAACACTCAAAGCTAGTAGTGTTTTGAATAGATACAGATTTCGCAGTTAAGTTATCAGCCGACTGAAGGGTAAACTGGGTCTGGTTTGAGAACAGCAAAAGCCTGTCAAAGAAAGGAACTCCGGCAAATAAGATGGAAACCTTAGTGGAGCTAGTGGCTACATCGATTGGGTCTGCATCTAAAAGTTGAGTTACGGTTGTCCTCCAGAAATTGAAGAACTCAGAGGCCTCTGAAAAGATAATGTTTTCGTCAGAAAGAAAGGCTAATCTGTTTTTGTAGAAAAGCATGTCTGATAATTTTCTACCAGTAAAAGACGCCGATGGATTTGTATCATCATCCCCGGCTTTTCGTTCTCCCCACAAAGGAGCAGTATAAGACACTCCTCCGTAAGTAGCAGTAGCACCATTTAATGGGGTGAATAAAAAGGCCCCACTAGATAACCGAACTAAAGCGTGAGGAAGGGTACTTGCTGTATACTTGTATTGTAGGCCAGCTTTGTTATCCCCATAGCCTACTGTTTCAATCCACACCCCTTCGCCACTTACCCCATTTGAGGCATCAAATTTTACCCAATACTCATCCCCCTCACTTTCTGGCTCCCCTGTGACCTTAGTTGTAAAATTGTGTTCGGCATATACAGGAAGATCAGTAAAACTCTGAACTGAATCGTTTGTAAGTTTTAGTCCTCCACCACTAAGCGAATCATTTACGTTAATAGTAAAAGCCTGATTGTTTGTTCTTTTAATATAAATAGTAGACCCAATCTGCTCGGCGACTAAACTTGCGTCTTGGGCTTCCAAAAAAGCAGTCATGTTTTTAGCTATAGTTAGTGTATTAGAGTGCTCTTCTCTAGGCCACGTAGTATCGTTGTACGTTGTTACAGTAGTATCATTCTTTTTTGCAACAGCATCTATTGCAGTATTTCCAGATTTTACACCGTTTCCAGTATGAATAGTGTATTTATTTGTTGTCCCGCTATGTGTAATTTCTATTGTGTAGTATATATTATATCCACCCTGCTTAACAAACACTAGGGCTTCTGGATAACCAGCAGTACCTACTGCTGCGTCCAAAGTAACTGTTTTATTTTTATTTAGGACAAGAGTATAGTCAGCTACCGTAAGACATTTAACATGAGTGGAAGGTGAAGCAGGGAGATAAGCAGCAGCCCCTGTGGCTATATAAACAGTCTTAGCTACCCCATTCATATCAAACACTTTAACTGGCGCCCCGGCATCTGTAGTAAACACAGCTGTATACTGCTCAGTAGCGTCACGGTTAATGGTGTGGACCGATACATCCCCGGCTGCGTTATTGATCAGCTTAGCAATATGCTGACTAGCAGGGCGTTTGATTAACCCTTCAACTAGGGAAGGGTAGGCGTTTACAGAGTCTTCTGCTTGAGAAGCAAAGCGGAGGGCGTCAGCCTGTTGGCTAACCCCGCTTATAAGGTTAGGTACTGTAATCGATATAAGGGACATTAGCGGAAGATGGTTCTTGCTACGTCGTAACTATCAAAAATTGAAAAATCTCCAGTATCGTTATCAGCCTCCCTCAGGAGGGCGAGTGAGTTGGCCTCATCCATCATTAGGCCTCTTGCAGTATCGGTAGCGCCTACAACTCTATCTTGGAAAATCCTAGCTGCCCTAGCAGTAATGTATTGTTTAGCTGCTCCGGGAAGTTCTTCAAAAGATAGGAGATAAATAACTTCTCCTTTTAAATCCTGATTAAATTCATAAGTATGGCCCTTAAGGTCATACAGCTTAGTCCCACGTTGGACTACGTTAATGCTAGGGTATAGATCATTATCTACGTCAACCCGTACAACATTGTTTGCCAAGGTAATAGTCTTATCGGCTGCCCGAGAAAGAGGATATTCCTTCTCAGTATTAAAATGCCAACCCACAAGTTGAACATTGCGATCTGTTTCATCTAGAATCTGTTCTGCGAGACGGGCATCCACAGAAGTACCTGTGCCTAGCGTATTGATAGGACTTTCACCAATAGCTGAAAGCATTTGGTTAACTGCCTCTAACTTAGTAAGTGGAGTAATAGGCATGGTTCTTATTGCTTTCTATACAAAAAAGAGAGGCCCTGCAAGACTTTGTTTCAATTAACTCGGGGTAGGAAGGATGGAGCTATGGCTCCCCTATTATAATGTTTTCCCGAGAACCAAAACTAAGTACTTGCAGGACCCTCTTAAGACTAGCTATTAGGCAGTTTTGATTTCGACAGCAGCCTCGGGACGGAGAACTCCGTGACCCATTGCGTACTTCGCAACCATGAACGTGCCTTGCAATTCGATCTTGTATTCGCTTTCGACTGCGAGGTCGAGAAGCTTGACAGTACCGATAGCAGATTTGTGGAACACAACACCAAGAGTATTGGTGAAGGTGCCAGCATAACCGCTCAAATTGCTAGCAGCCGAGCTAGCGTTAACGCCAGTATCAGCAGTAGCAGTCGTGCCATTAGGAAGGTTGTTACTCTTAACGATTGTGATACCCGCAACACGGGCAACATTACCGTCAATGTAGCTACCAACCGGGTTAGCATTGCTGGTAGAAGCGATACTCTGGAGCAGAGTGTAGTACTCGGCAGGAGCCAAGACGCACACACGATCTTCCATAGGAATATCCTGTTGGTCGAGCTTCTGAGCAGCTTCAAAGATTTTAGTAGCAAGCGTGGCACCAGTAGGAGAAGCTCCCGTGGTGACAGACTGTCCACCAAATCCACCAGTAATTGTCGTAGACTGACGAGCAGCCAATACGGCAACCTTGGCGAGGGTCTTGTCAAATTTCTTCGACAAGGCACGTCCAAGTTCAGTTGTGTAGATAGAACGCACGTCATAGTGGTTCATTGCTTCATCAATACGGCTCACAAACGTCGAAGACGTGAGCAAGCTGTCGATGTTGATCACAACTTCAGCGTGTTTGATATCGTTTACGTATGAGTTCGCAGCGAGCAACATGTTGTCGCCGGGAACGTGGTATTTAGCAGTAGCGATTCCTGTCACAGGGAACTGAGCCGATTTGCCACTCTCAATAGTGCGGACGGTGTGCAGGGGTTTAAAGACATTCTCAGTCTCAAACGTGGTCAGCACTTCGCCAGCAAACTTCTTGAGGAACAAATTCGTGTAATCAGTACCTGTTGCGTTCTGACGTCCAAATCTGGACGGAGTAACTTCAGATGCCATTTTATTTAATTCCTTTCGGGTTTGTTTGTTGTTCTAGACCTAAGAGTCCAGACACGTAGTTTTTGTGCTGGTCACATCCGAGCGTAGCCTTTTCAATCGCAGTTGTCCTGCCGTAGCAGGGCTGGTCTAATCAGACCATCTCTATAGATGATTCCAATTTTAAAAACCGAGGATTACTTATCAGAGGGGGGAGGGCCTGTCAACCATCCCTCAGGTAATTTTACTTTTGTAGCAGACCTTTCCCAAGACGAACCATTCCAAAAATAGACGTGTCCTTCAACGTCATCCCCAATCCTTAGTAAATCGCTACTCTCCTTTACGAACACTACCCTTTTTGTCTCTGAGGTAGTGGCGCACCCGGTCATCCCAATGGCTACGCAAAAAGGGAGGGAGAGGCCCAAGGTCCTGAGCCTTAGTAGGTTTGCTAGCATCTTGAACCTCTCCCTTTATAATACGGTATATAGCCATTATCAGGGCTTCTAAAAGAGCCCCGAACATAGCCTTAGGCTTTCAGCTTATTGACGATAGACCAGCCAAGGCCAATGGCAGCAACAACGCCACCAACGATAGCCTCAACTGTGCCATGATCAACAGCACCTTTGGCTACAAAATAGCCTCCAACTGCCGTAAGAATATGTCGAACTACTGCTGTAATCATTTCACTATTCATGTTTTCTATTACCTTTCTTTAGAGGATACTGCTTACAGAAAGTCGTTGTTCAACTTCTTTCCTATAAGCTGAGTCCTGTTTGTATTTAGGGTCAGACATAGCCCGTGTCAACTCAGCAGTACTACGGAAAGGCGCCATACTTCCCTTAGATTGCGAACCTGACAAAAGCTTAGGCGCCTTAAAGTTACCACCGTTAGCTGCTTGGAATCGGGCGTACATGCCTTTAACGGCAACGGAAGCCTGTTCATTAGAACCTTCAAGCATGTTATTGTATGCCTGAAGTTCAGCCGGGGGAACGTTTTGAGCAGCCCAATCACGCATAGCTGTGAAGTTTTCTTGGCCACCAATCTCTGTAAGAAGAGAGGAGGTAGACTTATCAGCAAGCGCACGTTGACCTTCGATATAGGCGTCCACAACTTCTTTGGGATAGCCCATCTCAGTAAGCTTAGAATAGCTTTGATCAGAGAGTTTTCCTTGTTCTCCATACTCTTTAGAGAAGTCAGCAAACTTAGTGTCCCAAGCCGACGACACTTGTTGCTGCACTTCGTCCTGAACAGGGGCGTCCTCTTGAGCCTGATTAGCTTCCGTTTCT